TAAGATACCCAATAAAGTAAGTAAGGGAATAGCTGAGAAAAACTTTTTAAAACTAGAACCAGAATGGTTAGAGAACCCAGAGCATTTAGCTGATATGTATAAAAACTATTATGAATCTATAGAGGATAAACAATTTGCTAAACAGCCTGCCTTTTGGCTATCTGCTAAAAAGTATTTAGATGAACAGCCTAAAAAGAAAAAAGATAATAGCCCTGCTGACCCTTATAAAAATAGAGTTAATATGTTTAAAGAGGCTATAGAGGCTAAGAATGGTACAGCATTTATTAGAGGTTATGCCCAAAGGTATCCAAGCGATGTTGAAAGGGCGATAGGCGAGGGTCAGTTCACAAAAGAAGAAGCTAAACAATATTTAGATTTTAGGGGGTAAATATGAAAATAATGTCTATAAATTATTACAAAGAGGAAGAGGAAGCATGGGTAGAATTGTTAGAATCATATGAAGATTTAGGTGATGCGGAAAAAATGTCCTGTTTAAACGATGCTATATTTGATTTAACAGTATACAAAGAAGCATTGAAAATTGAAATGGAGGAGTTTAAAAATGACAACAATGAGCTTAATTAAAGGAAATACAACTGTTTTCCAATGTATAGGCGATGCTTATGCTAAAAGAGATATACAAAGGTTTTACTATGGTTATCAACTTTGCATAAGGGCAAAAACTGATATGAAAGCCTTGCATAAATACTTGTTAAATAGGTATAATTTTAACAGAAACTTATGTTTTAGGATGTTAAAAAAAGCGAGGGCTAAATGAAATTTAATAAAATTAGAAATACCTACACCGATTTAAAAGAACTGCATAAAGAGTTAAAGGCAAAAAAAACAAAACCAGAAGAAGAAAGGTTTGAAGATGTTTCAGAAGAGCTTGCTGAAGCAGATAGGTTTGGAAAAGTGCATTATTCGTGTTATTCGGATTATTACACAATGGCTAAAAATAGAAACGGAGATGCAAGAGCCTTTCCATCTGGTTTAACAGCTAAAAATAGAAACTACACTTATTGAGGTTTAAATGTCTAATTTAAAAATTGATTATAAAGATATTTCTGAAATTAAACCATATGAAAATAACCCTAGAATACATTCAAATATACAAATAGAGCAAATTGGTAAATCTATTAAAGAATTTGGTTTTACCGTACCAATTTTATTAGATGATAATAATAATGTTATAGCAGGTCATGGTAGATTAGAGGCTTCTAAATTACTTGAACTTGGCAAAGTACCCACAATAACATTATCTAATTTATCAGAAGAACAAAAAAGAGCATATATTATAGCTGATAATAAAATAACATTAAATTCTAATTGGAATGAAGATTTATTAAAAAATGAATTAAAGTTTTTATCAGATAGTGATTTTCAATTAGATATATTGGCATTTGAGGACTCAGAATTAGAAAATTTTTTCAAAGATATTGAAGAAATAGATTTTACAGAAGATTTTAAAGAATTTAATGAAGATATAGAAACTGAACACGAATGCCCAAAATGTGGCTTTAAATGGAGTGGTAATGCTAACTAATGAAAATCTAATTATACCAAAATTAGATGATATAGTTAAAATACCATTTAATGGATTTAATGTAATTTCTACATTCTCTGGTGCAGGTGGTTCTTCTTTAGGCTATAGAATGGCTGGTTTTAGAGTGCTATGGGTTAATGAATTTATGCAGAAGGCTAGAGATACCTATAAAATAAATGCAAGCTCTAGCACTGTTATAAATGGCAAAGACATTAGGGAGCTTGATTATACTGATATTTTAAATGAAATTAAATTAGATATTGGTGAAATAGATATTCTTGATGGCTCACCACCTTGTGCAAGTTTTAGTACTCAAGGTAAAAGAGATAAAGATTGGGGTAAAGTAAAATCATATAGTAAAACAAAACAAAGAACTGATGATTTATTTTTTGAATATATAAGATTAGTAAAAACATTAAAGCCAAAAGTTTTTGTGGCAGAAAATGTAAGTGGTTTAGTGAAAGGTAGGGCAAAAGGTTATTTTTTAGAAATTTTAAAAGAATTTAAAAAATGTGGCTATAATGTAAAAGTAAAACTTTTAAAAGCCCATTGGCTGTACGTACCACAAATGAGGGAAAGAATTTTTTTTATTGGTATTAGAAATGATTTAAATAAAGAACCACAATTTCCTAAACCCAAAACTAATATGACAAGAATAAGAGATGTTTTGCCTTTTTTAAATAATAATTCTTTGTCAGATGATGACATAAATTGGGTTAAAGAAAATACTAGAATGGGACAATTATGGAAATATACAAAAAAAGGTACTAATTTTCAAAGAGCAGGTTTAGAATTATTTGGCAAAAAAGGAAGTTATTTTGGTCAAGTAAGGGTTAGTCCAGATAAACCTTGTAACACTATTTTAACAACACCTTTATATCATTGGGATTTATGTAGATTTTTAACTATTCCAGAAATAAAGCTATTTTCTACATTTCCAGAGGACTATAGATTAACTGGTAGTTTTTCAGATAGATTTGAAAGAATTGGTAGAGCTGTGCCACCTTTTATGATGAAAGAAATAGCTATTATTATAAGAGATAAAATCTTAAATAAAATATAATAGGAGTTAACATTGGAAATACCAAAAAATTGGTCTTTTAGTAGTAAAGAAGTTGCTGAAAATTTTGATAATCATGTTAGGGAACAATTACCTTGGTATGAATTAGCAACACAAGCAATAAAACACATAGCAAGACATTATATACCGCAAAATGGTTTAGTTTATGACTTAGGGGCATCAACAGGGAATATTGGCAATACACTTTTGGATATATTGCAAGATAGAAATTGTAAATTTATAGCATTAGAAAAAGAAAAAAGTATGCTTGAATTATACCAATGTCAATATGGTGAAATATATGAACAAGATATAAAAAATTATGCTTATAATGAATATGATGTATGTATTTGTTTTTTAACACTAATGTTTATTGAGCCAAAATATAGAAAGAAATTATTAGATACTTTATATGAAAAGCTAAATATAGGTGGTGCATTAATAATTTTCGACAAAGAAGAATCAGAAAAAGGTTACTTTGGTTTAATAAATTATAGATTAACACTAGCTGAAAAAGCTAAAAATGTAAAAAATTATAAAGATATAATTGATAAAGAGCTATCTTTGCAAGGTATACAAAGACAAATAGATAAAAAGTTATTAGAGCCATATAATCCTAAATTGTTTTTTAAATTTTCAGATTTTGTAGGTTATGTTATAGAAAAATAAATATTTAAAGAAATTACTTTTACTCAAAGGGAAAAAGAGGATTATGGCAAGACCAAAGAAATATGAAATTGATACAAAACAACTAACAACACTAGCAAAATTAGGGTGTACAAATATAGAAATGGCAGACTTTTTTGGATGTTCACCAGACCTTTTAGAAAAGAGTTATTCGGAATTTCTGACAAAAGGTAGAGCAGAGCAAAAAATGAGATTAAGACAGCTTCAATGGAGAGCTTGTGAGAATGGCAATGTTAGTATGCTTATATTTTTAGGAAAGAATATGTTAGGGCAACAAGATAGGGTTGAGGAATCACAAACAGAAGAACCATTACCTTGGACTAGTTAATGCCATTAACAAAACCACAATCAGAAGTTATTGATAATGAATCAAGATTTAGAGTTCTTATTACTGGCAGAAGATTTGGTAAAACATATCTTGCTATTAATGAATTAGCTAAATTCGCAAGTAAATCTAATCAAAAAGTTTGGTATGTTGCACCTACCTATAGACAAGCCAAACAAATATGTTGGACTGAATTAAAAGATAAACTTATAGCTCATAAATGGGTTAAAAATGTAAATAATAGTGATTTAACTATTACATTAAAAAATAATTCAAAAATAACCCTTAGAGGGGCAGATAATGAACAATCACTAAGAGGGGTTGGTTTAAATTTTATAGTATTAGATGAATTTGCAGATATACATAAAGAAGCATGGTATGAAGTATTAAGACCAACACTATCTGACACAGGTGGTCATGCTTTGTTTTGCGGAAGTCCAAGAGGCTTTGGTAACTGGTCATATGAGTTATTTAAACAAGGTGAAACTAATAAAGATTGGGCTTCATTTAAATACACAACTTTAGAAGGTGGACAAGTAGGTGATGAGGAAATAGAACAGGCTAAACAGGATTTGGATATAAGAACATTCCAACAAGAATATGAAGCTACTTTTGTTAATTATTCTGGAATGATTTATTATAATTTTAATAGACAAAAAAATATTATTGATAAGTTTGAT